CCGTCACCACTAGCCGAACCATCAGCGCCCGCCGCAGAAGCACCACCCCCACCGCCGCCACGATAGGGCGAGGCATAATTAGCATCGCCGCCATCATTGTCCTGTCCGACAGTGCCAGTTCCGCCAGTGTAATTAAAACCAGCACCACCACCCGAACCGCCATTACCCCCATTTTGGGTGATTGTGCCTTTGCCGCCACCAGATGATGTAATGGTGTCAAATACAGAATCGCTTCCATCTAAACCATTATTTGCGCCTGTAGCACCGCCCGCCCCTCCCGCGCCAACAGTTGCAGTGTAGGTGATACCTGGAATTAGCATATATTCTGATGCCGTCTTGTATCCACCAGCACCACCGCCGCCGGCGCCGGCATAAGCCGTGGCATTTCCAGCACCACCTGCACCGCCAGCTATGACCAAATACTCAATATTGTAAGAGCCCGCAAATATACCCGTAGGTATCAATAAGCCCATAATATCACCTAACTAAAGTCCAACTGAAAACCACCATACATATTGGTGCCATCAGTGACAAAGCAAAGAATATCAACATCATTTACGCCGGTCGATAAGGTCGGAGCGGTTCCCCCAGGCCATTTATAGTTGGCGCCATAGCTCAGAGTCCGGCTTCCTGTGCCGTCTTGCTTCACGATTAAGACAAGCGTACCAGCATTGTTTAGATTTGTGGGATTAGCCAAGGTACGATTACCTCCCAATGTGACCGTCGCGATCACGCCATTGTCGGCATCCCAGTTAATCGTAGCGCCGTCAGTCAGCGCTTGATTGGTTCCTGTCGGATTGGTAAAAGTCAGATTTGCAATGCTACTACCATCACCGCTGTCACCGCTGTGATCATGAGTATTGCCTAAAAAATTGATCGCATCGATGATGTCATCCCAGTGGGACACACCAATCAATGTGCCTAATACTTGCTTCGCTAAAGTTCCTGGCCATGCCATAATAAGCTCCTAATCTAAAACGGCCCCAATCTTGAGTTTTGCTCAAGTTCTGCGTAACCAGTTTTCCCTAACAAAAAATACGTTTGTGGATCGGCAGGCTCGAGCAAAAAAGTAGTTTCGAGTAAATCATTTGTGTCATGGCTAAATATTTCGCCAATGATGAAATAATCCTGACTGATGGCCGTTTGGGTTTCCGTCACTGTTGTCCTGTCGCCGATGGTGCGTGTCAGCGCCTGGGTCATCAGCGCATCGCTGGCCTGTGGTCGCAGGGTCATAGACTTCGCATTGCCGCGCGGGTCTTTGCCGCTGTTTTCCAGATATGCGGCCAGGTTTTCGGCTTCGTCTAGGCTATCAACTGTAAACCTATAGCGAAATTCTTGCCGTCCGTAATCGGCAATACTATCATCATCCTGCGATACCGCGTCAATCTCGCCCCAATCGGTAATCTTTGTGCCCCGAATTTGGGCACCTGGCTGCAGCCACACATCCACTGAAGCCGCATTTGTGAATATCACCTCTGAGCGGGTTGCGTATTCATTGTTGATGCTGGCTGTGACGCTGGTAGTGTAATCCGTGCCGGTGCCGTCTTCGTTCTCTGCGGCTGTAAAATCGGTCGTTTGTGCCGGTGTCACGGCGTCCTTACCAGATATACGCGTGCCTGCGCTCTGGTCGGCATATCGGAAAGTAATTGTGCGGGTGCTATTGGCCTCGATCTTAGTGGCCTTGTCCAATTGTCCTAGCTGTTCGGCGGAAGCGCCAACCAGCCGCGGCCTGGCCGTCACAATGGCTTTATTGATGATGTTTTGGCCGTATTCGTACTCCATCTGCACCATGGTGTCATTGAATGTGGCATCGCTGACAACGTCTTTGATCAAATGATGCCTGTTCCAGAATTGGATCACGCCATCACGATCGATATACAGACGGCCATACTCTCGACCAACGACATCGCGGATAGCGCCCATCACAGACACACCATCATGCCACTGGTCGCCAATGTAGTTGAAAGTGGTCTTTCCAGTTTCGGCGCTCAGGTAATCGGATACAGCCCCTAAGATCGTATTCTCCTCAAGCTCGCTGTGCCCCACAATACCCAATAGGAAGCGACCTGTAAAACCAGGCGGATAGATTGAAGCATTGCTCAATATAGTCTCGATGACCTGGTCGGCGGTTTTGCCTTCCTGAACCGGAATAAATACCTCTGCCCGGCTCGCTCTGCTCCAAAAACCTTCGGCTTCGACCACCGTGCGGCGCGTTCCGTATTGGTCAAATTCTGGCTGTATTGACGTAATCCAGCCTAAGAAATGTGTTCTTGTCGTAGAATTATAAGTGCTTTGGACCCTGACCACCCGCCCGTTGGTAAAGTTGCCGTAGATCGGGCTGCCGGCATTCTCGGGAGAGTAGCGCTTATCGCTGTTATTGAGCACCATCGAGAGCGTCGCCGTGCGGGAAACAGGATCATAGGCGTCTGAAAATCCCAGCTGCCACTCAATTTCGAGTACGTTGCTGGTAACGTCTTCGCTGCTATCGGCGAAGTCGCCATCTCTGGTCAAATCTATTTCGTAAGTCCAGGTTGCATCTACCATCAGCTCACCGCACTGAATTGTTTACCGCGCATTCGGGCCTCTTTCTCGATCTTGTCGAACATCTCACGCGGGTTATTGACGCCGTACAGGTTCACGTTCTGAATGACGATACCGCCGCCAGATTGCCGGTCTGCTCTGCCGGCCGGCGTAACCTTCACATGCTCGCCAGACTCCAGGTAAACCGGCCCAAAACTATCATTTGGGTATCCAGGCGGCACAACAAAATCAGCGCCGCTGTGATAAGCGTATGTTTCCTCGCCGGGCCCAACGGTGCCAATTAGAGAAGCGTCATCCGTAACGGCGATATTGTTTTCAACATATTTTCTGGTGACCATTTCCGTGATGTATCGGGTACTAGTTCCCCCTCCCCCGCCGCCAATTGTGTGAATGTAAATATAAGAATTCACCCTCAGCCCATCCAGGGCCATAATCTTGGAGTAAATGCCGCCGGCCATCCCCAGTGCTCGAGCCAGTTGACGGTTTAATCCGGTATCCAGTGTACCGGCTATCTCTTCGATTGACATAATCATGGCCGATTTGTTCAATTCCATCAAATCAAACCAGCTTTCGGTCAGATCATAAGCAGGTTGGATATTGTCATCTTTGAGATGATCAAAGGCCTTACCCACATCTCCCACGCCATCGGGGATTTTTTCTATCTGTGTGATAGTTTCCTCAGCACCTTCGACAATCTCACCAAAGCTACCAGCTATATTAGTGGCCGAAGTTTTGATCCGCGTTTCGCCTTCAGGTAGCATGTTGGTCAGTTCTAGCAGCTTTTCGTTAGTGGGGATAGCGCCTTCTACGCCAATCATTTCGAAGGCCGCCACAATACCCGAGGCAGCAGCTATAGACTCAGATTCGGCTTTGCGCATCAATGCTTTTAGATTGGTGATCTCTTCATTGAGTTCTTGAATCTGGTCGATATTATCCAGGCTGGCGTCGGCAATATCATCAAGACCTTGAAAGAATTCCTCAGCGCTGATGGCACCTGAGGCCAAGCCCTCACCTAGAACATCTAAATATTCTCCATATAGTTGCGAGAGCTCCATACTCTCAGCCAACTCTGGATTGAGCTCCGCCAGCGCGGCCAAGAAATGGCCCTGTTTTTCGCTGTTATCTGCGTATGCTATGGCCTGATCAAATAGAAATTGACTGGTAGTATCGACAATGTTGGCGAAATCTTCCCATCGGTTCCCCTCGAACACGCTCACATAATCCAGGCCGGCGGCATAAGCATCACGAATGGCCTGACGTTGGTCCTCGTAGGCATCGGTGACGTCTTGAAGCGTGATTTTCTTTCGATCGAGTAGGGCATTTAGCTCTGCGGTTCTCTCGGCCTGATTGCGTTCGGCGATATCGAAGCTATCTGTAGCCTCAACTAGCCCCCACAGCTCGCCCTTGGTCTCGTCGGCTGTGATTGCATAGCCCAGCATGGCCTTGTCGGCCGCATCAATACTTTGGGCAAGTGTAAAGTGATCTGCAGCAGCAGCCTCAGCTGCATTGGCCAGCATTTCCTCGCGGTCTCGCAAGATATCAGCCGCTTCGCCAGCGGCCATATAGCCCATTTCGAGCAAAAACTGCATATCACCGAGCTCTTCAGTAGTAATTATGCCATCTCGCTGGGCGCCTTCTAGCAAGTGCAGCATATCGGCGACCTGTACGGCGCTCTCTAATATGCCATTGAGGCCCTTGATAATGGGTTCTGAAGCGCTGGCGGCATTGATCTTTACCGAATTGACATAATCAAGCCAATTGCTCCGTAGTATCTTGAAAGTTCCGGCCGTTTCATCTGCAATATCCCCCAATTGATCTAGCTTATTCTCGGCCTGTTCCAGAAAGGCCATCTTCCAGGCTTCGTCTTCGCTCATGGTCTCTTTGAGCTCAGATACCCGTTCGTTGAAGCCGTCCACGCTCAAACCCAAGGCATCAAAGCGCATGGTGGTTTTGTTGGTCAATGTCAGAACCAGTTGGTTCATATTCATGTCCAACAAACCGGCCACGCGGGTTAGCCGCACAGCTTCATCGTGGCTCTTGGCTAGACCCAGTTTAATCAAATCCAGAGCGCCGGCCGTGCGCTCTGATCTGCTCATCATGCCCTTGGTAGCCTGGTCGATGTCCTGATCTAATTGAGTCCAACTGGTACCAATGGTCTCGGCCATGCGTATGGCCTGGGTCTCGATCAACTCAAGCTGCGCCCCTTCTTCGGCAAAATCGAAGCCTTTCTTGGCTGCGTAAGCCGCTGCCGTGGCCACTCCGATACCCATGGCAATCTTCGAAAATGCCATGCCCGTGGTTTGGGCCGCTCTTTGCGAAGCTGTACCAACGCCCTTTACGTCTTCTTTGACCGTAACCAACTGCCCGCCGGCGCGCTCGGCCGCCCGCTGCACGCCCTGGAAATCTCCTTGAACCTTCTTAAGCAGCGCAGTACCGCCCTGATCCAGGCCGGTTACTACAATACCTATGTTATGTTGTGTTCCGGTCATCTTTTCGCTTTGCCTTCATTCGTTCGACTCTCATTTGATCAACCGATAGCACGCAATTAAGGTGTCCAGGGTACGCTTTGCCAAAATCGGCGTCGCTTTGATTGCCTTTGCGCCTGTACGCCGAATAGGCGTCACTTACACTTAAGGCGGTGTCAATTTTCTTCAGCAACCATTCCGGCGTATCGAAGAGCCCCGTACCAACGGGCAGCTTATTGTATCGGCGGCATCGGAACGCCAGGCGCAGGTCGGGGTGCATTTCCTGTGTTTCGCCCAGCGCATACGCCCGCACCGCCAGAATCATTCCGGGTCGATTTCAGTGGCCGCTTTGTAAGCCTTACCAATTTCAGTAGCCATGAACTCGATCACATTGGGCGCCGCACCTGCGGCGCTGGTTACACCTTCGCCCAAATCATCGGATAAGATCGCGCCGGCATCAATGCCGATCTGGACAATCCGCTGCCAATACTCGCGAGCACTGATCTTTTCCTTGAGATCGTGAAATTTCTTTATTTCGTGCTCAAAAGATACCGCCGCCTCATTGGTAAAGCGGATCTCCAGATCTAGGCCAAGCTTTTTGTGCTTGACCTTCATACTAAGCTACTGAACCTTTAGTGATAGCGCCGTCAAAGTCCAGCGAAATCGAAATCACCGCCGGGCCTTCGCCAACCGGGTCGCTCTCGCTGATATTGGTGATCCAGGCGTTACCCGTTCGAGTCGGTTCGCCGGATGTATTACCATTGGGATACACAATCACAGCACCAGCCGTAGCATGTGTCTCATCGAAATGAGTCAGATCATCAGCATCGCGGGTGGATTTGTAAAGCTCCAATGTGCCGGTGTAGTCATAGCGCCCACCCAGCTTGCGGCGCGCTTTTTGCCCACCGCCGGTTACATCGTGGGTGTCACGGGTAGCCTGCCAGCTGAACGATCTCACCAGTTCGGCCTCGATCACGTTACCATCCCAGCTTACTGCCAGATCAATACTATCGAATTTTTCACCAGTTAAAGCCATGGTTTACTCCTTCGTGTCACTTTCTGCGACATCTTCCTTGTTTTTGGCCGCTTCCGCTTCAGCAGGCGGCTCTATGGGTTGTGCGCTCTTTGGTTGCGATGTTTTTTTCTTGTAAGAGCGCCTGGTTGTCTTTTTCTTGGCTGGCGGCTCTTTGGGTAGTACCGCCAGATTCTTGGATCCATAGGTTCGCACGCTAACATTGCGCACAAAGCCCCGGGATTCCAATTGTTTGATTTGCTTCAAGCTCAAATGACTCAAGTCAATGGGCTGCCCGGCCTCGATAACCATGCCGGTTACACCGTGTACGACCTGCTTTGTCGTCACATAATTGGATTTATTCATTGCGCCTAACTCCTTACCCGTTGAACAGCGTCACACCAAAAGGTATCCGCTCTCGCCGGTACTCCTTGCCTTTGACCACGACCGAGCCAGCCCGAGACGGGCCGTTGTAGAAGTATTTGCGGGTGCTGGTGCGGTTGGCCGTCAAAAGATCGAAGAAATCTTTTTCTATTTCATCTAATTTGTCCTCGGCTTTGTCGGCTGTCCAGCTGCCATCTTCGTAAATCACGAAGTTGTCGGCATTGAAATAAAAGGTTACTTCGGTATTGCCAGCATCACCCGAAGGGCGCAGTGTGCCCGCCGAAGAAATCACCATCGTGGGGGACTCTTCTCCGGCCCATTCATCAACCGCCTGGTAGCCATAGCAAGATTGCAATGGCTTGCCGCTGCCCACCATGCCAGCATTGACGAAGGTTACAACCCGGTCGCGTTCGGTTTCTCGGTTAGAACTCATAAATAAAAGCCCTCGCCGTTTGTTTTACAATCTCGGGTGCGGCTGCCACGGCTTGATCCATAAAGGCGTGTGTGCCGCCTCGAGCGTTCTCCATCACGCCATATACCGCCGGTCGCTGCCCGCTTCGCGGGTTTACGGCCATCGGATCCGTATAGACTTCGCCGCGCAATCCGCCGTAATCCATGTGCTGGGCGCCCTTCAAAGAGCCGGTATCCACGTGGATGACCGAGACAAGAAAGCGATGCAGCCAGCTGGTGACGTTATGTATCAAGCGGCCCAGCCCGCCGCTGGGCGTCAAGTCTCGCATTTGTTCCAGGTTGCGCATTTGGGCCTTCTGAATGCCTTTGATATCCAACTTAATCACGGTACTACCTCTACAAATAGGCGCCTGATCTCATCGTCGTCTTTGACCAGCGTCTTTTTTACTGTGGCAGGGCTGGCGATCTCAGGGAAGCGATCGGCCGTTCGGGGGTCCAGCGTCATCAGCGGCCATGCGCTCAGGCTGCTCTCCGGCGTGCTGGTGGATTGTTTTCCGGTAGTGCCATCACTGGTATAGCGTTTCGTGCTGGCGCTCACTGTGGCCCTTGTGGCGAATGAGGCCGCCGATGTAGTAATCGTCAGCGTATCCACGCCCACAATGCGGTGCTCATCAGAGCCAATTACCAACAAATCGCCGTTTTTAATATCTAATGTCATGGTGTTAGCGCGCTAACCTTCGACTTCATCAGGAGCCTAGATCGTAATCTTCTGCCGTGTGCGAGAGCCTGCGCTGCACTACTCGGCCAACAGAACCGCCACGACCAAATTTATCTTTACCTAACATGCTGTCGATCTTATCGCCAATTTGCGAGCGGCTTTCTTGGTATTCATCACCTTTGAAGTCCGGCTCTACAGCATAATCGGCTTGTAATTGTTCGAGCACTTCCCTGGTCACCGCGTCAATGGCTTCGTTGACCATATTGGCGTCAAGATAACGCACATCGGGCAAGCCTGTTTCGGGATTGAGCGCCCCTACACCGCGCAAGCCCGCATCAATGGCGTATGTATAGTCGCCTTCCGTAAGGCTGCCGCTGGCTGTGGTGCTCAGACTACGCTGGCTGGCCAAGCGGGTCAGCTTGGTATTGACTCGGGTAGCCAGGGCCGCACGGGTGATAGGTACATGCCAGAGCCAGATATCATCGATCTTGACATCGGCGCCAAAGTCGTTATTGATCACCTTTAGCGTGTAAGTAGTTCCATGTCCAAGGCCCAGATCATTAGCGTTAGCTGTCCAGGTATCTGCGGTGCCGGTCATGCTTAGGCTGGCCACCGTGTTGCCGTTGCCGTCAGTGATGATTGCCTGCACATTGGTGCCGGATAACGCACCACCTACGGCCTTGACATCGATATTCAGCGAATACGTGCGCACCCTCGCCACGGCAAAGGCTTGCTGGATATACTCGCCGTCGGCCAGTACGGCCACACCATAATGGTCGTCGCCATCGCCAGCGCTGTACTCAGCGCCCGATAATGTCCAGCCATTCAGGTCGTGCAAAAAGCGACCGTTGATTAGCTCGCTGCGCTCAGTCATTCGGTATCAGGCTCCTCGGGCTCTTTAGACTCCTCGGGCTCTTTGGGCTCCTCGGGCTCTTTGGGCTCCATGGCTTTCTCAACATCTTTCTGCAATATCTGCCCACCGGCACCGGTGCCCTTGACCTTTTCTAATTTGATGCCCTTCTCTTTCGCCAGAGCGCGGGCGAAATCGGTAGCCTGCAGCTCGTCGGGCTCTTCTTCGGCATCGGGGATGTAAGCCTCAATCATGGGCTCAGGCGACCACGGTTCAGCAATCGGCTTACCATGTACCTGCATTGTCGTTTCACGATACTGTTCAATCTCGCTGTCTACGGCCAGCCGATATTTGGGATTCTTGAGTCGCATTCTACAATGGTCTTCGTCGCAAGCGTGCACAGCACCGGAGGGGTTGACGATATAATAAGCACCTTTTTTGCCCTGATATTTTGATTTGACTTTTGCCACTGTTTTATCCTTTCTATAAATATGATTTGATAATTTCTAAATACTTCACTTTATCGAATGGCTGCCCGATCATGCGCTCTCGCCATTCGGCGATCTCGGCATCGCTTTGAGCTGCCTGTTCCATCATTACCATTGGGTCTTCCGCCTGCATAATGTCCAATGGATAGGCCAGCAAATCAGCGTACAAGTCCCAATTGGGCACAAAGAGCGGGTCACGGTTCACCGGGCATAAATGCGTAGGCATGTCTTCGCCCATCATCACAGTGGGAATGCCTCGAGCAACTGCGATATAAGCGAAAGTCTGGTGTCCGATTACCACATCTGCAGCGTCGATCTGCTCCCAGGCCGGTATCAGATCGCCCCGGTGATACTCGATCCGCCGGTGCTTGATCTCTTTGATGCCGCTGCCTTCTTCTAGTTTCCATAGATAGCGCACGGTCAAATCAATGTGATCGGCCTCGACTAAGGCATAGAGCTTATTGAATACTGCCCGATTGAGCTCTTTGTCGATCTCAGCGCAGCGGTGATGAATGGGTGCATACAACACTTTTCTAGCCTTCGGTCGCGGTTGGAACTCTCGCAAAGGGCACATTGACCAACCTACTGTATAGATCGACTTTGGGTAACCATATGCTTGCATTACTTCAGCATGACCTCTAGCTGGCACGAAATGCGCTGTAGTGTAGTTCCAAACGGCCCGTAGATCGTTGACTACATTCGGGCGGCCTGCGTGGGGATAAATAAAGAAGCGCTTTGCTCCGACGTGTTTTAGGTTGGCCAGTAACGAGCGGCGACCGCGTACATCGTTGTCAGCCAGGACAAAGTCCACTTTTGGGTAAGGTATGGTGTCCGTTTTGTCTATCCGCTCAAATGTAGGTTGTAGCGCATCGATGTACGGCTTGCCTTTTCCGTGGTGATCATGGGCATAGTATGTCAATCTGCGCATTTGAACATCCTGGCATGATAAGCTGCGTTCATGTGCGGCACATTCTCAACGAATTCGATTTGCTTCATATCAAGATATTCAAAAATCTTCTGATAATCTCGAGGAAAGTGACGACCAGATTTGAAGCTGATCTCGTCCTCGACGGTCAATACATACTTAGTGCGCTTGGCAATTTCATCAAATATCCACTCACTTTGGGGGTGGACATGGCACCTAACGGCCTTGGAATAAATCAAGTCATACTCCGGCAACATACTGACGTGGCTCTCGATGGCTCCCTGGTAGATAGAAATCCGCATTTCTGGCCAGGCGCTTCGAGCGAAAGCAACAGCTTCAGGATTGATTTCAATGCCTTCAATGTTGCGGTATCCCGCTTCCCACAAATGGTGTAATGTCAAGCCCACATTGCAGCCAAGCTCAAGTATGCGGACATCTTTGGGAAGATACTTCTCGACCATCGATACAACAAAAGACGCGCTTTGTCTTTTTGCATATTGCGCCGGACGATTCTCTTGCGGTGGATTGTGCCAAAAAGCGTGACATTCTTCAACTGTCTTTACAGGGTGCATTGCAATCCTTCGAGCTTTAGCAGCCCGTTGCTATGATCTCGCCACAACAAACCATCGCGCTCAAACAGATATTCGATAGATTTAAGGTACTGTGCTGTCTCGATCCACCAGCGTTTTGTCGTAACGCCTTTGTGGTCTACGAACATTTCTTCTGTGCGGAACCGATCCGCTTCATATGTGGGATGCTTATACCAGTGATGTTTCTTTGGATTGTCCAGGGTCAGATCGAAGCCAACAGTATGCACTTCGGCGCATCCCAGTATCCCGGCCAGGTGCAATAGCTGCATACCTACTGTACCCATCAGGATCTTAACGCCTTTTTGCCATCCGCCGCATTTCGACATTCCGCCAGCCATAAAGCCTTGGCCGTACTCCCGCAAGGTGTAATCCTGGGGGATATCGTCCAGCTCATAGCCTTTCCGGCGAATACTGATGCACTTACGCAGATCAATACCGTATAAATGCAACAGATTCCAGCTCCGGTGAGATACCAGCTGCACTTTGGCGGTGTTCATTTTGTCGAACACATGTAAGAACTTACCTAATCTCTGATGGCCTTTTTGGCTCAGGTTGTGGCAATAGTTCATGTTTTCGGTAAGCAGCCAGTAGTCGGCACCGGGTAGCCGAGTGGCGCCGTTAGCCGTGATGATAACATCCGGCTTGATTTCATTTCGCAGTGTGGCCCACCCCTGACCCGATGGCCCGCCCAGCACCGCCAGCGCTTTGCCACCATAAAAGCGTCCATGATGCGCTGACATAGCGACCGGGTCATCAGGTCTATCGGGGTGAAACTGATTCATTAGTTACCAACTGGCGTACCCACGCCATCGCCACAGTCTTCGATGACATAATCATCTCCACTGGGTGGCCTGGGGGTTGGTGGCCCGTGTTTCATGGTTTAGCTAGCACCGTGAACAAAGTCGATAATAGCTGAGGTCATCAGCTTGCCATCCGGCATGACCAGGTTGAGATACCAAAAGCCGTCGCCGTTTTCGCCGAAGTCCAGATCGGCATCGCCGTCAGCCTCAAAGGTAATTAAGCCTGAAAGATTGGCAGCCCATTCGATCAGAGCGCCATCCGTACCGATTGCCAGGGTATCCGGGGCCGTTGAAGCGGGCACTTGCCCTGCCGCATCGGTCGAGAGATACCAGAACAAACTTACAGCCGCGCCCACTTCGTTGCCGTTCAAGCGGTCATTTAGCTGAATAGCGACGTTGATCACATCGGCCGCTTCAGTACCCACCGTCATGGTGGCATCGATCTTTAGTCCAGGGTGTGAATTGAAGGTAGACATAAATTACTCCTTTTAGATAGGGAGTGTTAGCACGCTAACACTCCCCTTGATTCATCCCTGTTTAGATCTCGGAAGTACTCACGACCACGCCGTGATTGTCGCGAAGTTCGGCTACACCGTACAAAACGTCGATAGTGACCTTGGGGCCCAAGTAATCGGTGTCATAAGACATCGTCACACGCAAGCCCATACCGTCTTCGTCAGCAACCACCTGGGTGGCGCCACCGAAGCGAGCTGCATCACTAGGCAGCGGGCGGGTGGCCAGCACTATAGCGTTGCGCTGGAAGAAGAGGTTTTTGCACTGCGAAGAAGCCACAGCGATCTTCTGATCAAGGAAAATGTCAAAGCCGCCGAAGCGATTGACGTAGCTGTTAGCCGCCATGCTGCCCAGGCTCTCGGCATAGTCACGGTTGACAATGCGCTCGATGCCCAGGGCTTCATATTCGGCATCCTCATGCAATACTGCATAACGCTGGCCAAGGGGAGCCTTGGCAGAGTTCAGCAAGCGACGAGGGCCGCGGAAGTCATCCTCGCCCAAGCCGCTGGTAGCATCGACAGTCTGGGAGAAGCCTGAATAAAGGGCGGTCAAATCACCATCGATCTGCTCGGCCAATACCATCAAGCTATCTTCCAGATAGCGCTCCAGCCAATTGGGGCGAGCCAACGCGCGGGCAATATCCTCGATGATGAAGGTAATCTCTTTGTGCTTGTTCAGCGTGACAGTGTAAGCACTGTCTTCGAGTACCTGCTTTGTGACGGTGGAGTCATCGGCTTTGTCGTTGACTGAGGGGGTTCCGCCATAGGGGATTGTGATTGTCTGGCCGTGGGTCGCCACTTCGTTGTCCCAATCACGGGCAACCAGGCGGCTCATCACGGTATTTGCTTTGAGATATCCCAAAGCCTCTGCGGCGATTACGGTAGCGATAGAGTTATCGAATTCGCCGACGCCAATAGTATTACTGTTAGCCATCTTTTTACTCCTTCGTTAGTAAGAGTTTCTACTTACGACTCCAGCTTCGTTTTTTACGTGCAACGCCACGAAGGAGTAACCAATAATTACCGGGTACCTAATTTGATCTTACCTTCCCGGTACGCCTCACGGACTTCTTCAGGGGATTTGCCCTCAATGTCGAAGCCAATAGGCTGGCCGCCCTTTGGTACTCGGGGTGTACCCTTGCCCTCGGGCGGTTTCAAGAATTCCAGAAGAGAGTTGGCATCTGCCTCTAACTCTTCTTTGGTAGACCCTTGCAATCGACCTACCAAATCTGACGGTATTCCCTTCTCTTGGGCTACCGACAGGCGCAAGTTTTGCGCCTTTTCCTGCTCCAAGTTAGACTCAAGGCCGGTAATGCGCTCGGTCAATTTCTCGAGCTCGGTCTTGCCTTCGTCTTCCTTAGTTTTGATCTGCTGCTGCAGCGTTTCGGTCTGTTTTTGCAGATCTTGTACCTGTTTCTCAGCTTCCTGCGCTCGGACGTTCAAATCCTTGAAACGCTTGTGCTGGAAAACCCCTTCCCAGGTCTCTGGTACAGATTCGCCGCCCGTGCTGACTTTCGGCTCTTTCGGTTCCTTTGGCTCTTTTGGCTCTTTTTCTGCCATATACTGCTCCTTCGTTTTTTACGTGCTACGCCACGGTAATAAATAAATTATTCCACTTTATCGACCCATATCTCAAGGATCGGATACTTCTCTTCTAATTCTTTGGTCGCTTGTTCGGCCTCTTCCTGGCTGTAGAACATCGCCGGGCCTTGGCCTTCTTCTCCGGCTTTGCTCTCGCCTGTTTCTTTTGTTCGCCAACAGATTCGCCACACGTGCAACTTCCTTTACTCTAATCGGTGACTTCCAGGCTATTCTCATTGCCTGATCGCTCTCCGGCTGGTTGCGTGCGCCGGGTGGATCACCACCCGCTTTTTGGTGCGCCTGCGAGCCCCAATTTCTTCTCGGGCGGCATCTCGCATTTGGTCTGTGGTCACACCAAAGGATTCCATTTCCTTACGATAAACCGTTACTGCCGTGCGGCAATTCCAGTGAAAGGGCGGTGCATGTACATGGCTCGCAAAGCGTGGCGTGCCTGTCAGGTGGAAGGGATTGTCAAAGCTCACGATCTGACCATGCACCCGTAGGCAGCAATCGGTGGTATTTTCGTCAATGGCCGCAATGGCCTGGCGCTGGTAAACTTCGTCAGTCTGCACTTGTGCCTGGGTAAAGATATCACCAGCGATGCCGTTACCCGCTGCCCAGGTGGCCAAAATGGCGTCACTTACCATCGTATTGCGACCGTGCCGCCAGGTGGAGGCCCGTCGATCGACCAACTTTACGGCCAATAAGCGAGCCACCAGATCAATCTCGTCATCTGCCATTCGCAAGCGGGCGACATCGACAATCAGGCGGCCGCGCACCACATCCACCCAAGTGCTGGTCGCTGTTTCAAAATCAGATGATGTTAGCACGCTAACACTTGGAACCACCGAAGGAACCGCTACGCCAGCCTTGGCCAGCTGTTCAATTTGACGCTCGGCATACTTGTGCGCCGCTTCGGATATCTCTGGGTGGTATTTCATGGCCGCATTCCTTGAAAGTGCTTTTAGTTCCTGGGCTCCGGCTTCAATCCCTGCCGTAAAGCGGGGCGAAAGCCCGTAGCGCTCCAATAAATCCAGCAGTTCCTTGCGCCACTCTCGATAAGGGCCCATTAATTCAGGCACCATGCGGCGCTCCACACCTGATAATTTTCTTGTAAAGGTTCTAAACGGCTTCAGATCCATCGTCGAAGCCTTCCCCGATTCCCATTGCCATTTCTCGATCGAGAGCCAATTGGCTCATTTGTAATTCGATCTCGGTGATCGGATCCAATGGCAGTACCGGGCGCTCAGGGTCAATTTGCAACGCTTCGTCGTCTAAAATGCTAATATCCCGCAACGACATAGTGCCCGCTGCCCTGCCTGCCATGCGCAACGCCTCAGCTAATCCAGCATCGTAATTGGGGCGGCTGCGCCTTATCTTGAGTACCAGTTCCAACAACTGTAACTCTAGTGTAGCTGTGGCGATCTGGCTCTTTTCGCGTAATTCTTCGAAGGACAGCTCGGGTAAAGAATTCTTGACATTCTTGGCAATCTCTTGTACAAAGGCCAATACACCGGCAATGTCGATCACCGGTAGCACCGCCTTGACATCGCCGTCCATGGGCACAAACCAGACATTATCGCCTGATTTTTCGAGATCACTGGCCTCAGCTCCGAACACGGCCCATTGGGGCTCGGCATTCTTGGCAATTATGTCAGCCAAGTAGCTGGCCAACTGATTGACTTCGTCTAACATCGGTATAGCTTTCTGGTAGGTGCATTCACCTAGCGCTTCGCCCGTCTCGATATGCCGCACTTCCACGTAGGGTACGAAGCCCAACTCATTCACGCTTTGAGCGTCCTGGCCGTCATATTCCTGGGTCACACCATTGATATATATGTTAATGTTCTCAGGCGTAATCACTTCGGCGTACTCAACGGTATTTCCATCTGCGGCCACGCGGTCTTCGATAAAGAATGATAGTCCTGGGGTCGGATCGTAAGCGCTGGTCTGTTCCAACATAAAGCGCTGCGGGTCAACCGGCTGCACCAATACCTTTTTGTCATCCCGCAAGTCAGATACCTTTAGGCCGCTGACGCCATACTGAGCGCCGTAATGCACGAACAAGACGCCCTCAGTACCCCAATTGGACCAATCGAAGATAGTTTTCATGGCTTCGATTTGCTTTTCCTGGGCTCCTTCGACCAGCGGCCATCCACCGGGAATAATACCCGCGTCAACGTCCACAGCTCGAGCCAGGGGAAGATACAGGGGTTTCACGCCCCGATACAGCCTTGGTGCTAGGAAGCCCAACTGCTCGCGCACATTCTTGTACACATCGCCGGTGTAGTAGCTTTTGCGCCGTTTCAGTTCTTTTTGGCGATCTTCCCAGCGCTCTTGATAAGGCTTGTATTCTTCCAGGTCAAATATGCTTTTTGTGACTTGTTCAGTCATAAATTACTCAATAATTGCTCAATCTCATCATCAGAACGCCCAATCTCTTCGGGTTCCTGGGTGTTAGCGGGCGAACGTGCGTACCAATCAACCCGCCCGGACTGCAGCTTCGGTTTCTCGGCCGCCATCACGCCGTATCGAGCACAATCTGCAGCATCATCACCGCCGTTACCATCGTCGTCTACATCTACCTTGAGTACGTCGGCCGGGTTTCTCGGGTTGTGCTCGAGATAGGGCAAGGTCTCGATCAGCCGCTGGCAATTCTTGAAGATGAACCACCTGGCTGGCATGTCAACTTCGACATCGCCCAGCCGATCTAGCATCTCGGCCCACCCATTGACTCGGTCTTGATTGGCGGGATAGAGTCTGATGTCATTGCCCTTCATCTTGAACTTTTGGGCAATGGTTGGCCCGGCGTCCCGTTTGGCAAAGACGTCGTGACCGGCAACAAAGGTATCCAGCCTGTTCAGGGAGATGCCCCAGCGGTAAAGCATCTTCTTGATCCCTACGGCGTGTTGCGGGATCTGAGTCCTGCGGGCGGCGTGCTCGTCAATGGTGTAGAGGTTCCCGTCTTCATCTTCGGCAAACAGATGCACCACTAGCCAGTGATGGAAGCCATAGTCCATCGAGCACCATACTCGCCAGTGCGGCGGAATATTGAAGGGCTCCTTGACATGAATATCATAACGAAAAGTTGTGAAGAAAGCACCCGCTGCAATATCCCAATCACCATAGCGATACGCTCGCAGACGCCAGCCGGTGTTTTCTTCCAGCTTCCGCTTGTAATCGACATCCACCAATGGGTTGTCGTCAATGGTCGCCGGTATGAACTTTGTAAAGGTCTCTGTGCCGTTCCTAAATGGCACAATAAATCTGGCTTTGTACCAGGCATGCCCCACGCCGCCGGGATTAGTCGAGTTGTACATGCGCGGGCGCCAGTCTCCGCGGCTAGTTCGGTTAGAGTCTCTCAGTGCCTGGTATTTGGTCGATGTAAGTGTCGTTGTTTCTTCAATAGCGATGATGTCATACTCTAGGCCAAGATAACGATCGATATCGCTCTCGTTTCTGAAGTGCCCGGTAATGATCCGGCTATTGTTAGGAAATACGATCGTGCCTTCGTTGCGATTGTATTTGTGCTCTATACCAGCCAGCACTTTGCGCCGCAGGTCGTCGATCTGCTCTCTAACCTGCTTGCCAACCTTACGAATATAAAGACACTTCAGGCCCGATCGCCGCTGACAATCGTCAAGAGCCAGCTGGGCAAATATCGAATGACTTTTGCCTGGGCCTCTTGATCCACCAACGCCAATTTCGTCAGGCCCCTCTGGAAGATCAGCCGCTCTTGCCGCTGCGTGAAATTCTAGTGACCAGGGGAACGAGACATAAAAACCTTGAGCAAAATTATTGACTTGATCCCGAGGGCAGCCCGCTTTCCTGGCAGCTTCTACCAACCGCTCACTGGTCGTCAGCTTCGGCGCCATACACTGCTTCTGATGTTTTATTAAAGTTCTCGACGTGCTGTTTCATTTCATCCGAAAGATCGTGCTCGATTCTTTCGGTAAATAACTTATGATGTTTGCCCAGCATTTCCAGCGCTCGCTGAGGATTGTGCCATTCGATAGCAATACCGGTACTTGTTTGTGATAGCTTTTTGATCAAGTGTCCGATACCCAGCTCTTTGATTTTCTCAAGATTGATCTTCAATCTGATATCGTAGACGTGAAAATTACCATCATCGTCTTTTTCTGAGATTTCGACCATCTCAGAAAATTCGGTTACATCGGGGCCACGGGCTTGCTGGGTGAGCCTTGCAAGAATCTCATCCGTATCCATGATGATTTCTTTCTTGCGAGTCTCGATGTAATCCTTGATCTTAGGTTTTCTTAGGTTTTCGGCACCAATTACGGCATAGGTGGCGTCATTTATTGCGTCATATTTCGCCATTTTTGCCGCTTTGGTGGCATTCAATGTCTGAAGATATGCCTCGCAAAATGCAAATTGTTTATCTGTGAGACCTTTCTTTCTGGCCACATCACCTTTTTATTGCGTTTCCGCATTCGACCATTCATCAAACGGAGCCACATCAATGCCGTGCTCCGCCAGTTTCACGCGCAGATTAAAGATGTATTCGCGCATTTTGATATTTTCTTTATGGAGAGCAACGTTCTCCATGGTCAGCTCATCCACACGATCTCGCAGCTTATCTAGTTCACTTTGTTTTGCTGTCGTTCGTGTGGCATACCATGATCCTATTAGCGCGCCGAGAGCCGTGAACAACGCCCCCGCCAGGCCAATCAATGTAATCTGCAGCGTCTCGGACATAGCTCAGCGGCTTATTGCTTTTTGCCGTCTTCGTATGCGGTGGCCGCCATGAATATACCAGACGCAGCGACAACGGCTTCAACAAACTGCCAGTGAGTAATTTCTCCCAAAGCCAGGGCCTGAGAAGCGGCTACAATTGCGGCCACAAGAGCCCAAAACTTGCGACTACCCAATAAGCCCAATATCTTACCGGCCAGCCAAGCAAACCATCCTTTAATGTCGAAGCTGATATCAGAAAACATAATTATGTCCTTTCACTTTCAGAGTTTGTATTAAATCAAAAAGCCCGCCACCGCGGTTTACATAACGCGGGTGACGGGCCCGTCAGATTAACCCTAACACATCTGTTCAGTAAATGTCAAGGGCTAAATTCTAACATTAGGGGTTAGCCCTAAAGGGCAGATTGAGCGGAACGCTGTTTGTGCGGCGCAAGCTTCCGCCCATCGTTTGCATAAGGCGCACGGCGCTATCTGTGCAATGCGCATTTTCCGCTTTCATTATTGGCTGGAACACCACACGATTTGACCGAACAGATAGCCGTGTCGCTTTCATGCGGTAGTTCAGCCGTTTCTCACTAATGGTCGGCTTATACCGAACCGCTCTGCACATGCCCGGACGGAGTGTCATAGGTATTGTCAGCAAGCCAACACCATGCTAAATGGTCTTCATCTTGCAAACATTCAGGGCATGTGGCGGTTTCGGTATCAAGCGTTTGTTGTGCGGCGCGTTTATGCGCATTCCAGCCCATATAAAAATCAGCTAGGCCTGCTTTCCATTCATCTTTGTCTCCCGACTCTGGTGCGGACCCGTTCAGTTTCATATATTCTTGTAGTACCAATTCGATTTCATTCATAAAAAAGCACCTAAACAAACGCTTTCTAAGCCGACCATTGTGCGGTAAGAGCAGCACAACGCTGCTTTTGCGGTGCAAGCGTCCGCACAACTACTGCTTATAACGAAATATTTCCCCATAACTACGAGGATTGAGCGTAAACGAGAATTACTCACCAACTAAATTGAATAATTCGCGCTGCTTACCCTGCGGCGCAGCCGCTCCCGTGCAAGCATTGTTAGATGCCGTAAATAACCCTGGCTGTAAAGCGGCTTGGGCGATGCGCTTCTCAGCCATTGCGAAGTATTCCGGGTGATTGTCG